GCTAGTTCTATACCTGCATTACAATCTGTAACTGTCATGTCATATAGAGTTGATGTAAGGGCTGTATAAAACAACCCTGTAGCTGAAAGTATCATTAAAAAGTTTTGCATTATGCTACCTCCTCTTTTTCATCAGCTATTGAATCAAAACATTCTTTTGAAATCCAGTATAAATCTTGACCCCAGATAGCCTTTTCAGCAGGTGTATCACCTCTTACTTCTATTTCTATAGCAGATTTTTTTGCAAGTGAACCTACAATACCTTTAAGTTGATTAGTAGTTAAACCTAGTAATTCTTTAAGTGGTTGTACATCTTCCCAATCTAGTAATGTAAATGCAGGGTCAGTATCGCTGTACAAACCTTTAACATAACAATTAATAGAAAAAAGATTCATTACTTGCTTTTCTAAATCTGTAAAAGTAAATTGAGTTTGAACAACTTGTTTTTTTTCTGTACACCATTGTGTACCATTAATAATTCTGTCTAAATTTGGGTGTGTCTCAGGTAATGTTTGAGTCATTTGGAAAACCTCTCGGTGTTGTTTACTCTTTTAATATATATCAAGGGTATACCCCTGTCAAGTGATTAATAATAAACAATAAAAAACCCTCTATAAAAGAGGGCTGTAATTATGTAAATAGATTTAGTAACCTGATAACTGTTTCTGTCCACCACCTGCTACCTGTCTATTAAGTCCTACAGAACTACCTGCTGCTAGTCCACTATTTCTACCATCACCACCTGCACCTGTAAGTCTTGTTTTACTAGGTAACTTTCCATACTTATCATCCTTATATTTTTGTATAATTGCTTTTTCTGTTTTATTGGACTCAACAACAGCTAATGCAGATTGATTAACAGTTTTATCTGCTATTTGTAATTGTCTACCATTCTGCTGTTCTTCTCTTTTCATTTTATGTAATCTGTTGTGTATATCTTCTGCAAAACCTTTTCTAAAGTCATTTCTGTATTTAGCACCTTTCATAGCAACCATAAAAGGGTCTTGCTTACAATGTGCAGCCCATTTATCATCTAGTGCCTGCAAAATATAATCTGTATATATTTGTATTTCTATCTGTCTTGCTTTAGAACACATAACATCTATCTGTCTTGTACCACGTTCAAATCTTTTACCATTTTCATCACGTACACAAAATACTATAGAACCATTGTAAAAACGTGCAACAGCAGAAACAATATATTGTGTAGCAGGGTCTATACGTTTGTATGGGTCACCATATCTAAATGATGTAGCTTCTATATCTTGTTCAACAGTAGCCATATCTAACTGCTGTTCTAGCTGTTCTCTACTAATGCCTCTTGCTGCTAGTTGTTGTTCTAGTTTTGCTTCTGCAGCAGCAGCTTCATTAGGGTTAGTACTTGCTGTAAGTCCTAAGATTTTTGAAAGAACATTTAATGATCTTGACATTGGATTACCTCTCGGTTGTGTTTACAATATTAAATGTACAGCAAGGGTATACCCCTGTCAAGAAATTAGTTTTATATTAGTCATATGCGTTTCTTTTTTTTAGTACTTCCACCTCTGCAAAACATTTAGGACAAGATAAATTAGTCATTATTGAATACTCAGGAAAAGTAGGCATAGATTCATCAATATCAATATCACCTCCAACTATTAGTTCTGTATTACACCAATAACAATTCATAATCTAAAATAAAATACCTTGTACAGTTGGTTTATATGTTGAATCATATCTTTTGTTTTGTCCTTTTGGATATGCAAGTATTTTATAATTAAGGTCTTTAAATATTTTATTTTTGTTTTTACCTTTTATAAATATATATCTATGTTTTGGATTCACATCTATTTGCTTAAGTTTAAGATTATTTATAACTTCTTGTCTGTCTGGATATAATTCATAAGCTGTCATAACATTATCTAATGTATTGTCAAAATTAAGTAAAGTTTTTAATTTAATCCAATCATCTACAGTAGGAAAACTAAAACCTTTATCTAATCTAAACCAATGTGCAGCAGTATCTTTATATCCAAAAATTTTATCTAAATTACTAGCTGTATATGTACCTTTATATTTTCTTAAAAAATTTGCAATATTTATTTTATTTATGTTTTCTTCATTTATTCTTCTTTTATTATGTTTAACATTTTTATCACCTTTTAATTTATTTTGTATATGTCCAATATTTCTAAAATGAAATTCATTACCATCTTTATCTACTAATTGTTTTGTATTGCTAGTTTTACCAGTATATAAAAAATTACAAGCCTGATATATATATCCGTTATGATTCATATTAATGTCACTAAAGCTAACAATAATGTCAAAATTTTTAATTAATTTAATAGCATTGCTTACAAAATAAGATAAAGAATTTTTAGGTAATCCTTCATTTACACATAATCTGTTTAGTTCTATTGCCATATCTTTGTATTCTTTACCAGCAATACTTTCACATAAGGTCGGACTAGCTGGCATACCAAAAGTGCAAACACCAATAAGTGTACAGCCTTCATACAATCCATATGCGTTAGTTATTGAAGGTAGTCTTTTTGCATAATGTTTTTTTTGTAACCATTCATATGTCTCATGTTTTTTTATTGATTTTACTTTATATAAATTTTTTATACTCATTTTATTAATCTTGCATACTGTTCAATGGTCATAACTACACGCCAATTATCCCCTTCCTTACATCCTGGTCTTTTATTAAACCTGACCATAGTAATAGCATGGTCTACTTTTGCATTTAGTCTTTGCTGTTCTGCTTCTCTAGGTTTTCTTAGTACTGCTTCACTCTTATCTTTCATATCACATACCTGTACAACAGTATTAGGTATACCGACTAAATCACCTTTATCTTTAACCTGACCTGCACCAAAACGTCTTTCTACTATATGTCCTGTTGCTGCTGTTAAATATATACAGGCTTCTCTTTCTGCCCTATCACCTTTGTTTTTCTGTGCGTTCATTTTTCCAAATCATGTATTTTTTTCTTTAACGCATCATATTGCACTACATATTCCTTTGTTTTAAATTCTGATTCATGGGTAAACATAAACCTATCATTTAGTTCACCTAACTGTTTATATAGATCATTTATTAACTGTAATTTCTTTTCTCTAAATTCCTTTGTAAGTGCATCTTCTTCTTTTGGCTGCTTAGTCCAATCAGTAATTAAACTAAGTAACTCTTTTATGCGTCTAAACGCCTGTTCTACACGTTCTGATGTTTTCATCTTATAGCCCATGTATATTGTGTTTCTTTTTTCTTTGCAATGCCTTCTTCTCTTTCATATTGCTCTTTAGATTCTATAGCATCTGTCATTTCTTGCTTATACTGTTCTAATTTACTACTATATTCCCATTTCTCAGGTTTACGCCTTCTTTCTGCCTTAACACCTTCTATTGAAAATGTTGACATAATAAGACCCTCTTCGAAGTAACTTTCTAATATTGTTTTTCTAGCGTCTATCTGTTCCTGACATACTTTTTTTTTATTTTGCCAATCTTTTAACTGTCTTAGTAGTTGTTCTGGTTGTGGCTTCATAGGTTAAAAACTAAATTTAGAATAAGTGTTTGGTTCATAATCATCAGGTAAATGATATAGCCATTCAAGAAACATTCTTGCAGCGTTCATTACTTGACGATCATCAAACTTAGCCAGCCATTCTTCCCTTTCTATTGCTTCTAGTTCTTCTTCAAAACTCATAGCCTTAGATAGTAAACAATAACAGCTTTTCTATAGTATGGGGTATACCCCTACATTATGCAAGCTATATATTAATACTAGCCTTTTTTTCTAGTAGTTACTTTCTTTATTAAATTTTTAATCAGGGGTTTTATTATATTAAGTATTAGTGGTGATGTAGCTGCTACAAGGGCTATCGCACTTGTTGAAATGATAGTAGGTATAGATGGTATGTAACTTTCACTAAAAGGCACAGGTTCCCAAATAATATTACAATCAATACCATTTTCGCCTCTTTCAAATGCCTTTACTCTTTCTAATTTTTTGTCATTAGCAAATGAACCTACCCTTAATGCAGATTTAGGATCTGGACAAAGTGGTATTACTATTTCTTCTTTTTTTTCATTTTTAGGTATTTCTGGTGTATCAGCTTTAGGTGGATCAGGTGTATCTATTGCAGATGGTTTTGATTCCTCTACTATCTCTAACTTTCTAGGGTTGTAGTCTATTGGTATGTAAGAAGGGATAGAACTACCATCAGGACACGTATAAAACGCACCATTAGGATCATCTTGTACAATCTGTGTATTTTTTATAGATATATCTCTATGAGTTTTTACACAACCAGGCATACCAACATTAGGTAATGGTATGTTTAGACTTTCATTTGTTGCAGGTATATAAGTGTAAACTTTAATTTCTGGTATTACTATTTCTTGTATTTCCAATTATTTGAATGGTAATTGTATAGATTCACCAGTTGTATTAGGTATATTATTATCTAAAATTTTTGGCATTAGTTTTTGTACATCAGATAAAACCATATTTTTCATCTTATTAACAAACTGCGGTGACGTAATATATTTGTAGCCAAAATATGATGCACCTAAAGTGCTAGTTATAAGTACAAATGAGGCTATACTTAGAATGTTAGCTATTTTCTGAAACATGGTTAAAGATGCAATTATTAAGGCAATAAGCCATACTTTAATTATATCTATGCTTTTGATAATACCAACTATTGCACCTCTATATTTAATTACTAGCTATATGACTAAACAGATAACAATTAAACAATAGGATCTACTGGGTATTGAGTCATGTTAGGTGTTACAACACCATCTTTTTCTGTTGATCCGTAAAGAGTGACTAAAGCTGCTGTATCTTTACAGTTATCAATCTCTGTTTCTCTTGTATTACAAGCTGTTCTTACAGCGTCACGATAAGTTGTAATGGCTGTAGGTATTGCAGTAGATTTTTCTGTTTTTCTTACAACATACCAATCATATTTAGCTAACAAAGAACCAGCAATATCTTTTTCCTGTGCCTTCAATACTGACTTAACACCTTGTATTACCATCTGACTGCCATCTTCATTTTTTAATAAATTACCTTCTTCATCTGTTGCATTTACATCATCTAATGCTTTTGCAGTTCCATCATTCGAGTAAAAACGTGAGTCATATACAGGACTGTCAGCAACCTCAGTAATACCAAGATCTTT